CCAGTCCCCGCGCGTCTCGCATCGGATGTACAAGACGCCGGGCGAGATTGCGAAGCTGGTTCATTCCGGGCTCTATCGCGACGTCGAACTGTCGATCGACGACACGGGCAAGCAGGGGGATTCCTCGGCCGAGGTCCGGGAGATCGTCGACCGCACCCAGGGCCAGGAGCAGAACAGCGCATCTTCCGGCCCTGACGGAGACGGCAGGTTCACGATCTACGAGTGCTACATCGACCTGGACATCACGGGCTTCGAGCATTGCCAGGTCGACGAGGAGGGCAACGAAGAGCCTACGGGCATCGAGCTTCCCTATGTCGTGACGGTCGAGGCCGAGACCCATCAGGTTCTGGCTATCTACCGCAACTGGAAAGCGGACGACGAGACCTTCGAGCGGCGCCTGCCGTTCGTCGAATACCCGTTCTGGCTCTGGCGCGGCGCCTATGCGTTGGGCCTGTTCCACCTGATCGGCGGCCTCTCGACCGCGGCGACCGGATGCCTTCGGGCGCTTCTGGACTCCGCCCAATGGGAGAACATGCCGGGCGGCCTGAAGCAGAAGGGCGTCAACTCGGCTTCGGGCCAGGAGGTCCGGCCGATGCCGGGCCAGTATGTCGAGATCGACACGAACGGCGATGACATCCGGACGGCGATCATGCCGCTCCCGACGAATGGACCGTCCGCCACGCTGTTCCAGCTTCTGGGCTTCCTCGTCGAGGCGGCCGGGAAGTTCGCCTCCGCGACCAACGTAACGGCCGAGGCCAACGCAGACGCGCCGGTCGGGACCACGATGGCCTTGATCGAGCAGGGCGCCGTGCAGTTCTCGGCCATCCATGCGGGGCTGCACGCGGCGCAGCGGCGCGAGTTCAAGCTTCTCGCCGAACTGAACTACGAGCACCTCGACGACGAGACGATTGCCGAGACGCACGGGGGAGAGCTGATCGTCCGGAGGGACGACTTCGGGGCGCCGGTCGACGTTCTGCCGGTTTCGGACCCCAACATCTTCTCCAACCTTCAGCGGGTGACGCTGGCGCAGACCGTCTACCAGATGGTCATGCAGGACCCGCAGGCCACGCCGCAGATGAAGGCGGAAGCGACCAAGCGGCTGTACGAAGCCCTCGGGGTCGCGGACGTCGACAAGCTCCTGCCCGACGTGAAGGAGCCGCACCGGCTCGATCCGGTACTTGAGAACGTCAGGCTGATGAAGGGCGAGCCGGTCGAAGCCTACGAGGGTCAGGACAACCAGGCGCACATCATGGCGCACCTGATGTTCTTCGGCCTGTTCGGGAAGGTCCCGATGGTCGGCCAGGTGATGACGGTCCCGATGGCCGCGCACCTGATGGAGCACGTCGCGGACGAATACAGGGTGCAGGTCGAGCAGGCCATCGGCGCCCCCCTCCCGGAAGGCGACAAGGACGTTCAGGAGGGCGTGGAGCGGTTCTTGTCAGTGTCCGAGGCGCAGGCGCAGCCGCAAGCTCTAGCGGCCATGCAGCCGATCCTGGAGAAGATCCAGCCGGTGATCGCCGCGGCGGCACAGATGGCGCAGCAGATGCAGGCGCAGGGACAGGCTCCGACTGACCCAGCGAACATGCTGCTTGCCCAGGCGGAGATGAAGAAGGCCGAGACCGAGGCGGCGACGAAGCCGCAGGAGATCGCGGTCAAGAAGCAGGTTGCAGACACCCAGGCGCAGAAGATCGCGGACGAGCATCAGCAGAAGGTGGTCGAGGGCCACACGCAGGCGGAGTTGACGGCCTCCAAGACGATTGCCGAGACCAAGACGAAGGTCGCCGGTGTTCAGGTTGAGGCGATCTCCAAAGGGATCGACCCGGCGACGGTGGGGCTGCCGCTTGAAAGTGGCGCTCCGGTGGTGCCCCCGATGCCTGAGCCCATGCCGCTGTGACGCTTGCGGCCAAGCTGTTTGCTGAGATGCAGGTTCCGCAGCCGGACGACTACTGCCGCCCTCTCGTTGCTCTCCCGACCATGTGGGCGGAGCGGGATGCTGGCGGCGCGGTGAAGGTGTTCTGGGGCGTCAATGATGCCGCCCAGATCGGCGAGTTGCTGAAGGTCATCACGGAAAGCGCAATCGGAGAGATGTCATGAAGATGCCCACGGGTGCGGTGAAGCCGAAGCACAAGCTCGCGGCCGGTGAGTCGGCCAAGGTTGTCGCCGGCAAGGGCGCGACCAAGTATGTGCCGAAGGCGGGGAAGAAGTGATCTAGCGCCTATTACACCAAGGAGGCGACCTTGGTTGATGTTCAGTCAGACGACTCCTATAGGCGCTATGTGGCGTCCCGCAATCGGGCGGTTTTTGCGCGCCATAATGCGATCAACGCTGCGGTTCTTGGGGGGAATTTAAGTGCTGAGTCGGATGAGGAGGAAAGATTCTACGCGGCTGAGATACGGCTTCGGCTAGAGGCGGGTCGTGATCCGCTTGAAATCGTCGGCGTTGAGGATTGCGTGCCGTCGTCGTTTGACAATGGATACTGCGGTCATTTCCCCAATGTCGAAACCGAGCATCAGCGTCGACGCCGACTGGATGCCCAGCGCCGCAAACATGTGGCAGCCAAGGCACAAGCCGAACACGAAGCCGAGGTGCACTCGGCGCGGCGAGCAAAAGAAGAGGCTGCCACCCGGGAATGGGAAGCATTTGCGGCACAAAAGCGGGCATATCGAGAGGCGCAAGGGCAGCGCGAGCGCGTAGCCCCGGCAGCGGTAGAGCCGCTTACCCGAACTGCTCTCGTTAAGTATGCCCCAAGAGAATATTTCATCCCGGCCGGGATGCGCATTATCTGCCCGAGCCTTCACGAGTCGGTCGCGCTAAAGTCTGCGATCGTCTCCTCCTTCGAGTGCCCCCGGTGTGGGGATCTGCGAGTGCACCCGATCGATGGCTCCCCATTCCTGCGTGCGCTGCCCCGCCCATGAACGCCCGCTCTCTCGAAACCCTCGTCACCGACGCCCTGACGGCGAAGCAGGCAAAGCTGGTCGATCGCGTGTTCTCCAAGCGCCACGGCCTCGCGCATGACGAGTACGTGCGCCTGAACGGCGAGTGGTGGGGATTGCAGGACGCGAAAGACGAAGTGAAGGCGGTCGTGAAGAAGGCGGACATCTAACTCAAGAGGCGGAAATGGCGAAGTTCAAGGCGTTGAAAGGCGGCGGCGTTGTCGAGATCGATGAGCCGCAGAGCGAAGGCGAAAGTGCGGTGATCCTCGATCGGTTCAGGCCGGTCATGGACGCGATCAAGAGCGATTGGGAGCCGTTCCCGGAGATCGACCCAGGCATGATCCCGACCCCGGCCCCGTGGGTGCTGGTGCAGAAGCGTCTTCCCCGGAAGAAGGTCGGCAGCATCATCACCGCGGGCGAAACCCAGGAGGTCGACGGCTGGCGGGAGCGGATCGGCAAGCTGCTCGCGGTCGGCGAAGGCTGCTTTAAGGACGTAAACGGCTCTCCGGCTTTCGGTGTCGAGACGGGCTGGCCAAAGGTCGGCGATCTCGTGCTCATCCCCAATGCCGGCGGGACGGAGTTCACGCGCAAGTCCAAGTCCGGCGACGACGTGAAGATCACGATGTTCCACTGGCGCGACCTGATGGGCGTCGTGACGGACGCAGCGATATGAGCCGCGGGGTTGTTCGGGTTACGCCGCAGTATCTAGCGAACGCCCTATTTCCCGGCGCTGATGTCAAGGTTCTCCGCGTAGCCGAGACGATCGAGGATCTAGCTGCCGGGACAGTGTCCGTTCTGCTTTGCGGCGACGTGTTCCGCCCGGTGCCCGAGGGTTGCATGGCGCCGTACTACGTGGCGGAAGTGACGCGCCGCGACGACGGCTCGGCAACTACCGAGTTCAAGAGTTAACCCACCCTCCACAGGAGACCCCGATGCCGCCCCACAAGGCGGCTTTTTTGTTGCCAAAACCCAAGGAGACATGACGTGGCAGACACGGAAGACAAAGGGAAGCCGAGCGAGCTTGAGGTAGAGCTTGCGGTGGCTGACTCTGGAACCGTCGAGCAGAAGCCGGAACAGGCGCAGGAGCGTACCGAGCCGGTCGAGCGGGCTGACGACGACGAGACGGACGGCACGGAAGCCGCTGGTGCGACCGACGAAGAGCGCTCCGAACGAGCGGCCAGGCGCCGCCGGCAGCGCGAGCGCAAGCGCCAGCAGGAAGAGCAGCTGTTCGAGTCCCTTGCCCGTCAGGGCGAGATCATCGAGCATCTTGTCGGGCAGGTGCAGCACCTCTCGCAGCACGCGCAAGGGAACGCGCTGAACACGGTCGAGCAGACCTATCAGCGTGCCCGTGCCGACATGAAGACGGCCTACGAATCCGGTGACCCGGAGAGGGTAGCGGACGCTACCGAGGCGCTGAACATCGCGCGTCTCAACCTCGATGCCGCCAAGCATCGTCGCCAGCAGCCGCAGCGGCGCCAGCCGCAGGAAGGCCCGCAGTCTCGTCCGCAGCCCAACCCCTATCAGGCGGAATGGCTGTCCCGGAACGACTGGTATCGCGACCCGGAGAGGGCCGAAGACGCGGCAATCGCCCACGCGATCAGCCAGACGCTCGAAAACGTCGAGGGCTACGCGCCGAACGATCCGGCCCTGTTCCAGGAACTCGACCGCCGGCTGAAAAAGCGCGGCATCGGCGTTCCCGCAGGAGGAACGCAGCACACGCCGGGCAAGGTCATCGTCGCCTCCGGCCAGCGGCAGGCTCTCGGGCCGACCAAGGGCAAGGTCGTGATCAGCCAGCGGGTGCAGGACCACGCGCAGAAGTTCGGCATCGACCTTTCGGACAAGGCGACACGCGAGCGCATCGCCCGTCGTCTTCAGTCCCAGGCAACACGGTAGGAGGCGGCAATGCCCAGACACACCAAGCAGAACCAGGATCGTCCCATCTTCGGCGCCGAGCAGGAAGCCGACCGCCTCGGGGCCATCCCGCAGGTGACCGACGACTTCGACTTCGACCCTTCGTCCTACGCCGGCCCTCTCGGGATGCCGATCAAGGTCCCGGGCTTCGCCATCAAGTGGGTGGCGATGACCAACCCCGAGAACGGCCAGGACGATCCGCGCGAGGTGATGAAGCACCGCAGCCCGGCTCTCGGCATGTGGGATTTCGTCAGGCCCGAGGAAGTCCCGGACTTCGCGCCGCTGAAAATGACGCACGGGGTCTACGGCGGGATCATCGCGACGCAGGGCATGTGCGCGATGAAGATCCCCGAGGCCCGCCGCCAGAAGCTCGTGGACTATTTCGACAGTCTCTCCGACCGGCAGGTCGAGGACATCAAGGAAAGCGGGGAGCGGCCCGCTCAACAGGATTCGCGGTCGCCCTTCACCCTCAAGGTGGGGATCAACGATCCGCGGATGCGGCAACCGACCATCCGCGAATAAGCCCTAGGGCCTCGCCGAGCATCGCTGCCGCCGTCTCAACCCGTGCACCAAGGAGCACGTCCACATGGCATCGACGCTCGCGGCGTTCGGCCTCAACCCGGTAGACCACGCTGGGGGCGGGACCGTTCGCAATGTCGCCATCGAGAATGGCATTTCTTCCGCCTACAACATCACCCTCTACTACGGCACGCCGGTCCAGGTGAACGCCTCGGGCCAGGTCGTGATCGCAGGCGCCGCCGGCCCGTTCGTCGGCGCGTTCATGGGCTATCAGGTCGCGAACCAGGGCCAGAACAACGCCTACGACACGTCGCCGATCTGGGTCTCCGGGACCACCCTGGCTTCCGGCCAGACCGTCACCGCCTACATCACCATGGACCCGCAGATCGAGTACGAGATCCAGTGCTCGGGCTCGGTCACGCAGTCCGGCGTCGGGATGCAGGGCAACATCGCGTTCGTCGGCTCGGGCAATTCCGCGACGAAGCAGTCCCAGGCCGGCATCGGTGCCCTTTCCTCGGTCGCGTCCGGTGCGCTCCGCGTCATCGGCCTCGCCCGCACGGTCGGGCCGTCCAACGCATGGGGCGATGAGTTCACGATCCTGCGCGTGCAGATCGCGAACCACACCTACATCGCCCAGCGTTCCCCGAACGTCTAAGGCCAAGGAAGGAGTAACGATCCATGGCAACCCCGATGACGACTGCGGATTTCCGCAGCGAAGTCCTCCCCTTCATCGTCGACATCTACGACGGGACCTACAAGCAGCAGCCGGAGCAGTATCCGAAGCTGTTCGAGACCGTCCCCAACCCGACCCAGCGCTCCGAGCACCTGGAGCCGGTGATGTACGGCTTCGGCAACTTCCGCCAGAAGCCCGAGGGCACCACGTTCGTCTACGACAAGGGCGGCGAGCAGTTCGTGGCCCGCTACGTCTACGTCGAATACGGCCTCGCCTATGCCGTCACCCGGGCGCTGCGCGACGATGTCGAGGAGCTGTATCCGGTGGTCACCCGAAACTCCAAGCACCTCGCGGTCTCCAAGCGCAACACCAAGGAGACGATCGCGGCCGACATCTTCAACCGCGCGTTCAACACCTCCTATCCTGGCGGTGACGGCGTGCCGTTGCTGTCGGCCTCCCACCCGCTGGTCACTCCCACGGCCAACGGTTCGTCGACCTACTCCAATCTCTCGACGGCCGCCTCCCTCGCGGAAGCCTCGGTCGAGCAGCTGGGGATCAACATCAGCAAGGCGGTCGACGCCCGCGGCAAGTACATGCAGATCAAGGGACAGATGCTGGCGGTTCCGCCGGATCTCCAGTTCCAGGCCGAGCGTCTGACCAAGTCGGTGCTCCGCACCGGCACGGGCAACAACGACGTGTCGGCGATGGTCTCCATGGGACTGTTCCCCAAGGGGTGGATGCAGGTCACGCGCCTGACGTCCACGACCGCATGGTTCATCCCGACCGACGCGCCGGAAGGTCTCAAGTACCTGCCGCGCGCCGACGACGAGCCGGTTTCCGAGGGTGACTTCGAGACCGACAATCTCCGGGTCCGCGGCTACTTCCGCTGCGCCTTCGGCTGGACCAACCCGCAGGGGCTTTACGGGAACCAGGGCCTCTAAGCCCTCCCATCCCCCGCAACTGACGAACAGGGCGCCTTCGGGCGCCCTTCGTCTTTAAAGGAGACAGTCCATGACCGGAACCATTCCCACCACCTACTCGCGGGGCCAGTACGGCACCAAGCTGAGCGGCAACGCATCGGCCAACATGGGCGACGTCGTTCTCACGCAGACCGGCACCGTGGCCTATACGGACGTCACCGCGACGCCCAAGACCCTGTTTCGCGTTCCCGCCTATTCGCAGGCGTGCGTGATCCAGATCAACGTGCTCACCGCCTTCGACGCCTCGACGCTGAACATGCTCTCCGTGGGCGTGTCCGGCAACGTCGGCTACTTCGTTTCCGGGGCGAGCGTCGGAACGGCGGGAATCGTCACCATCGCGACGTCGAGCAACCTCAACAACTGGTCGTCTGTCGGGTCGTCGGACGTGATCGTGATCGCGTCCCACAGCTCGACCGGCACCGGGGCCACCCAGGGCGTCGCCCAGGTGACCATGCTCTACGCGATGAAGTCCTAACCGGCGGGGGCTTCGGCCCCCGTCCTCTTTCGGAGATGCCGGATGAACACGCAGCTTATGGCCTTCTCGGTGACCGGCTCGGGCCAGTTGTTCTCCGGGGGCACTCGGCTCCGGGCCTACCAGGTCGCCACCTCCGGCGCCGCGGCCGGCGTCATCGAGCTTCGCGACTCAAGCGCCACCGGGCCGGTGAAGACCACGATCTACCTGCCGGCCAATGCTGCCGGCGTCATCTATCACTCGCTCCCGGAGATGGGGCTTCTGTTCCACACGTCGCTCAACTGCGTCGTGTCCGGCGGGGCGATTGTCGGGCTCACGGCCTATGTCGGCTAACCCTCAAGTAGGAAACCATGGCGAAGAAGACCAAGCATGACGACGCGGCGGCTGATCGCAAGATGATCAAGGCCGAGTTGGCGAAGCGCGGGCTCAAGAACGGCGGCCGGGTGAAGGCCAAGGCCCGCAAGCGGTAACCCCAACCACAGAGAGGAGACGAAGCGATGGCGGCGCTTCGGTCGTTCAACTACCTGCCCATGGCAGGCATGGGAGAGGTCATCGGCTATGGCCCTCCCAACACCGGGGCGGTTCTCTCCCCGGACTTCATGCACGGCCCCTATGCGCCTCCCAAGGCCAAGGGCGCGTATGACGAGTTCGGATGGAACATTCACAGCGGCGTTTTCGAGGGCGCGCACGCTAAACTGACGCGGCTCGACGATGCCTCGGTCCAGCGCCGATCTCTGGGGAAGGACCGCTGGCACATCGTTCTTGCTGACGGGATCTGCGCCCGCGACAGCTACCACGACGGCGATTGGCTCGGCCCTCACATCGGCGAGGCGGTCGGGATCGAGATCGAGGGTGAGCCCGTCCGGGTCAACCTCATGGATGACGTGCCGATCGACGGTCGGTGCGAAGATACGGCGGTCCTGATCTCGCACTTCTGGGCGCCGAACTACGCGCACAGTCTTCTGGAAACGGCGTCCCGGTTCTGGGCTTTCGACACCTTCGACATGCTCAAGGATCTGCCGGTCGTCTGGGATGCGGTGACGCCTTGGCAGCGGGCCTTGGCGGACATTCTGGCGAAGGACCGGATCGCGCCTCTCCCGGCGAACCGGACGCAGTTCCGAGAACTCTACGTCCCGTCCTTCCATTCGCAGATCGGCGTATCGCCCCAGGCCGTGCGCTGGCTGCGGGGCAAGTTCGATGCACCGGACGGCCCCGGCAAGAAGCGGATCTTCGTCTCGCGGGCTGATGCGACCGAGCGGCGGATCGTCAACGAGAACGAGGTCATCGACCTGCTGAAGCCGATGGGCTTCGAGACGGTGATGCTGACGGGCATGTCGGTCGCCGAGCAGCGGCAGTTGTTCGGTGAGGCCGAGTGCGTGGTCATGCCCCACGGGGCGGGTTGCGCGAACATGATCTTTGCCGGGACCGGAACCAAGATCATCGAGTTCGTGCCGAAGTCCTATCAGCACCACATGTTCTGGCACATCGCCAAGTGGTCGGGTCACTGGTACGCGCGGCTGATCTCAGAAGACGGCGCGAACAAGGATATGCGGGCGGATCTGACTGCGCTCCGCCGCGCATTGGAGGCTGGCGGCCTCTAATCCCCGCGCCGAGGCGGTCGGCGCATTCCTGAAACTCTGTGAGGCGACATGAACGAGGCGGACAACGCCGCGGCGATCGGCCGTGGCCTTTGGATTCTCCCCACCCATCAGCGACCCGAGCGTTGTCAGGCGACACTGGACGCCTGCGCCGCTACCGGCATGACCACTCCCGGGCTCGTCATCATCAACGGCGACGGGAAGGGTTACGAGAATCTGAAACTCCCTCCCGGCTGGATGAAAGAGACGGCCGGCAGGGACGAGCGGCTGAATGAGGTCTACCGCCGGATCTACGCCGGCAACCCGGATCTCGACTGGTACGGCTTCATCGCCGACGACATCCTGCCTCGCACGGAGGGATGGGACGTCAAGCTGATCCGGGCGGCCGGCAAGGATCGCATCGCGTCCGCGAACGATCTCTGGCAGGCCCCGAACCGGATGCACGGCGCCGTGGTCTATGGCGGCAACGTGCTCCGCAAGGTCGGGTACTGGATGCCAGAGGGCATCGTCCACATGTTCGGCGACGATCTCTGGGAGCACCTGGGGCGACAGGCCGGCATCTGGGACTGCCTCCTGGATGTGGTCACCGAGCATGTCCACTGGATGAACGGCAAGGCGCCGAAGGACGAGAGCTATTCCCGATCCCACGCGCTCCTGGAGTCGGACCAGAAGCGCTTCCAGTTCTGGATGCAGAACGAAGCCGATGCAGCCCTGGCGCGGCTCGGCGTCCGCACCGTCCAGGCCGACCTGAAGGGCCGCAGCCTCTACATCGCCACTCCCTGTCACGGCGGGCAGGTGCGGGCCGAATACATGATGTCGGTCGTGGCTACCATGCGGGAGTGCGCTCCCCGTGGCGTGTCGGTCGAGCTGGGCATGGTGCCTGACGAAAGCCTGCTCCCTCGGGCGCGCAACGTCATGGTCAGCCAGTTCCTCAAGTCCAAGTGCGACTCCATGCTGTTCATCGACGCGGACATGGCGTGGAAGCCCGAGGCCGTGCTTCGGCTCCTGGCGTGGTCGCAGTCGTGGGAGAAGGCGGTGGTGGGAGCAGCGGGTGTCCGTCGCTCAGATCCGCCGAGCTTCTGCGTCAACTTCAAGGAAGCCGCGGGCCAGTCGATCAAGATTTGCCCTGATACGGGTTGCGTCTCGCTCCGCCATCTGGGGACCGGCTTCATCCTGATCCGCCGGGAGGCCATCGAGAAGCTGATCCGGCTTCACCCCGAACTGACCTACGAGGAAACCGACCGTCAGGGGCGCTCGACGGGCGCTCACCACGCGCTGTTCATGATGCACATGGAAGGCGGCCATTCCTACTCGGAGGACTACCGCTTCTGCGATCTGTGGCGCCAGGCCGGTGGCGAGGTGTGGGCGGACCCGACGATTGCCTTGGAGCACATCGGGACCAAGAGCTACACGGGCGCGCTTTCGAGCGTGCTCAAGACCGTGCCGAGGGCGGCGTAAACGGTTCACTTGAAGGAGGAAAGCAGCATGGTTGCGCAGCTTGTTGAGCTTCCCATCCAGGAGCGCGCTGAGCCTGACAACGTGGCGCGAGTTCCACAGAAGCAGTGGCGCCGTTGGAGCCCTAACGCCCGAGTGGTTTTCAATGCGGTCTACACCGCAACATCGGACCAGGACATCATCAAGCACCCAAAGGCGCCCACCCTTGCTGATGATCAGTGGCTGACCATCCGCTGGAACGTCGCATGGTTGGCAGCAGATGCTGCGGATGGGAGGCTCTGATGCCCCTCGGCCGTGACGTCGGCAAGAACATCCGCGAGTTGAAGGCGGACAACCGGAAGAAGGGAAAGGCGAGGGGGGCAGGCGGAAAAGCTCGCCCTCAGAAGCAGATCCTCGCCATCGCCCTGAACGCGGCCGGCAAGAGCAAGAAGAAGCGCTAAGTGACCGGCTCCGTCGCGACGACCGCCAGCTTCGCGCTCGACATCGACGAGCTGATCAACAAGGCGTTCCGTCGTCTCGGAGGAGAGCAGGTGACCGGCCTCGAAATGAGGTCGGCCAAGCAGCAGCTCAACCTGATCGGGATGAATTGGGGGAACAAGGGGATCAACCTTTGGACCGTCCAAAGGCTTCTCCTGGGCTCCATCCAGGGCAAGACGTCCTGGACGCTGCCGAGCGACATCATCGACGTGCTGGAGATGAGTCGGCGGCAGGTGACGCGGGTTCTGAGCGGAACGCCCGCGACGTCCGCAGGCGGCACGGCTTCGCTGGCCTTCGATGGCGACTATGCCACCTCGTGCACGCAGACGAGCGCGAACGGCAACATCAGCTACGTCTACTCGTCGGCGACAACCATTCAGCAGTTCGGCATCCGTTTCAACACTGCAGGCACGTTTGCCCTGGTGTGGGAGGCGAGCAGCGACAGCTTCGCCACCATCGACGCGACGACCACGATTGCCTCGCAAGCCTATTCGGCGAACGTGACCTACTGGTTCGATCCCTCGGTGATTGTGTCGGCGACGGACTATCGGGTGAGGGAGACCGGCGGAGGCACGCTGGACGTGGAGGAGGTCTATTTCGGCAACAACCTCTCCGACATTCCGCTCTCCCGCATCGCCCGCGACGAATACAAGAACCTGCCGAACCAGTTCAGCGAAGGGGTGCCGGTCCAGTTCTACATCGACCGACAGAGGGATGCGCCTGTCATGTATCTCTGGCCGATCCCCAACGCCAGCGACACGATGATCCTGCCTTACAACGGGGTCCGTAGGATCAGGGATTTCACCTCGTATTCCGGCCTTGTGGACGCGCCGCCCCGGTTTATCCAGGCGCTGATTTCCCAACTTGCCTTCGATATGTCCTACGAGCGGAAGGACGTGGACGCACAGCTCCGGGCGGAACTTCGGGCGCAAGCCAAAGAGGATTGGGACGTGGCGACGGCGGAGGACCGGGACCGCTCTGCCCTGACCATCGCACCCGATCTATCCTCGTATGTGAGGAAGCGTCGATGAGAGGCCCCGCGCCTTCGGGAGGACAGCAGGCACAGGGCATGTGCGCCCGCTGCGGCCAGAAGCTTCCCTATCGCAGGCTTACCCTCGAATGGACCGGCGCCTACACCTGCGGGCGGAAGGGCTGCACGGACCTTCCGTGGACCGTGCTGACGCTCAAGCCCGACCCGGTTCCGCTCGACCATCCCCGGCCCATGGAAAACATCTCGACGGACTTCTCGGGGAACGTCGAGGTCACGCTGCTGCCGGAGAACTAGATGGACTACAGCAGCCTCTTCACCACCATCCAGGATTGGGCGTGGGATGAGTCGGTGGAGCTGTCGGGAAATATCCCGCTCGTCATCCAGCTTGCCGAACTCAGGCTCCGGCGCGAGCTTCCGCCCATCGCCTATGACGTGGTGACGTCCGGCACGTTCTCGGGCACGAGCGGCGCCCAGGCGGTTCTCTCGTTGCCGGCTCTCCGGACGGCGGATCGGTATTTCACGGTCACGATCTCGGGATCTCCCCAGCCGCCGCTTGAGCACAAGACGCTCACCTACCTTAAGGAATACTGGCCCGTGATCTCGACCACGGGCACGCCTCGCTACTACGCACAGCAGGGGCCGGGGAGCCTCCGGATCGCGCCCACTCCCTCAAGCGGCATTACCTACGAGTGGGGATACCGGGCGCAGCTTGCGCCGCTCTCCGGGACCAACACGACGAACTGGCTGACGTCCAACGCCGCGGATGCGCTGTTGCAGGCGTGTCTTGTCGAGGCGGCCCGATACAAGGCCGACGACGCAATGGTCACGCGCTTCGACGCCGCCTACCAGAACTCGAAGGCCGGCGTCATTGCCGAGCACTTCACCTCGCTCAGCGACGACTACGGCGGCCAGGCCACGCCCAGGGCGCGGGAGTAACCAATGCCATCGACCGCGACCACCTCTCTTCGCCTCGAGCTTCAGGCGACGGGCGAGAACGTCAACACCTGGGGCCAGCACCTCAATTCCTCGGCCCTCATCCTGCTCGACAGCGCGATTGCCGGGCGCACGGTCATCGCCAATCCCACGAGCGGGCAAACCCTGTCGTCGGTCAACTATTCGACCGATCAGGCAAGGCAGCCGGTCCTGCACTTCTCGGGCACGGTCGCAGCGGACATTTCGGTCAACGTCGGCGCGGTCACGAAAATCTACCTGACCAAGGACACGACGACCGGCGGCAACATCACGTTCCAGACCGCGACCGGGACCGGTGTCGTTCTGCCGAAGTCCGGGTATGGCGTGGTGACGGTGACGGCCGATGGCGTCGAGGACGCGCGGACCTACGAACTTTCGCCGTCTCACGCGCCGACCAATCCGGGGGGCATCGTCACGCGGACCTCTCTCGGAAGCACGCTTTCCGGGACCGGAATGCCTTCGGGCTACTCCCCGCTCTACAATTCGAGTGTCACGACGAAGCTTTATGTGGATGCGGCGATCATCGCTGCGGCGCTCTCAGGCACGCTTCCGGGTCAGTCTGGGAATGCCGGCAAGTTTCTGGCGACGAACGGATCGAGCGTCAACTGGTCCGGAACAAACGCGATCGAGCTGGGGCGGCACACGATCACGACGCGGGCGGGTGGGTGGACGGCGCGGGCGACGAGCGGTGCAACGGCGGGAACCAGCGAAACCGCCGCCCCCAACTATGTGACGCTCGACGGCTTCGACTTTGCGTCCACCGGCCTGACATTCATCCAGACCGAGTACACGCCGGCCATCTCCTATAACGGCAGCTCGATCCCCGTCACCTTGGAGTTCTTGGCGTTCTCGACCACGGGCACCGTCTATTGGGGCGTCCAGGCGGTCACTGTCGCTTCGGGTGGCGCCTATGCCCAGACCTACGGCTCGGCCGCTCTCGTCTCGCACGCAATCACGGGCAGCGGCTTGAGGCAGGTGACGTCGGAAGTGTCCGTGCCGATCTCCGGGACGTGGGTCTCCGGCAACTCGATCCTCTGGCAGATCTACAGGTCTGGTGGAGGAACGAGCGGCCTCAACGTCGCGGCGCGTCTTAGGACGGTGAACATGTACCCGACGATCAACCGCGCCACGGACGCTCCGTAAGATGCAGCTCGCGGTATCGTTGAGCGGAGGAAGTTCGTCTTTGTGGACTCCTTACGCCGGCATCTGGAACGCCTCCGATGCCGCCTCCGGGGCGGTTGTCGCGACCGGCGGATTCCAGCTTACTTCGTCGAGCACGGGCGTGGGGGGCGCCCGCGGAACCGTGGCACTTTCCGGCAAGGTCTACTGGAGCGTGATGCTGGTCACCAACCCCAGCAGCAGCGCCTGCATCGGCATTGCCAACACGTCGATGAACATCAGCGCTAACACCCCGAACGATAGCTCGAATGGATGGGGATACTACTCCAACAACGGTCATAAACTGAACATCACCGATGCCGCCTACGGCAACAGCTACACCATCGGCGATCTGATCACGATTGCCGTCGATGTGCCGGCGGCCAAGATATGGTTTGCCAAGAACGGGGTCTGGCAGAACAGCGGAAACCCTCTGACGGCTGCCAACCCAGCCTTCACCAACCTGACCGGTACGCTTTATCCGTGGGCAGGAGACGTCAGCTCGACGGTGATCTCCAAATACACAATCAGCCCGCCGGGTCAGACGGCCGTGGGCCTACTGTGATCGCGCGCCCACATATCGCGGGGATCGGTCCAGTCAGGTCCGAGCAGGGGGGTGCTCTCGCGTGGGGCCGCTACAACATCACCGCATGTCAGGCAATCCCAGGTCACGAGGCCGAGTTTCGGCTTCCCGGTTGGCATATCGGTTTCGGTGACGACGAGTCGTCGAGCGGGGCCGTCGCATTGCGGGCAGGTGTCCATAAGCAAATCCTGCCACACGCTACGGCTGTAGGGAAGGGCCAGTAAATGCCGCAGCAGATCGACCCGAACACGGGGCAGCCCATCGGCTCAGTCCACGGTGGCCCATGCAGTCCTTTTAATGATGCGGCTGGTCATGGCTTGGGTGATCCCGAAGCGGGCGCCGATCCGGTAGTGAAAGACGCCTTCGACGCCTAGCTGGCGGATTTGCCGAACATCGGCCTCCGTTAGCTTGGCTCGGCCATTGCGAACACCTTGAGCCGCGGTGCCGTGTCGAAACCTGTCGGCGTGGTTCTCTTTGCTAGTCGCCCAACGCAGGTTCGATGCAGCGTTGTTCGTGCCGTTCCCGTCCGCATGAGCGACTTGATGCTGTGGAGAAGGAGCGGGGCCATGAAAAGCTTCACAGACCAGCCGGTGAACAAAGGCGCGTCTAATCACAAGATCATTTTGGAGAGCTACGGAGACGTAGCTTCCTTTCTTGCAAAGAGATCCGATGTCTCTGTTTTTCCGTGTTCCTCGGCCCCCCTTGGTTCGCCGGACGCGCCCCAAGCTACTGACCTCGTAGGGCCAACCCTCGACCGGGCGCCATTCTTCAATCGGAATCGTGCTACTGGATTGTTCAGCCATCAGGGCCTCCGCACAGGTCTAGGTGGTCAGGGGCCGGTGAGAGCTTCCAACTCTTCCGGCCCCGCAATCTAGCACATCTCAGTGCTGGAGACGTGTAATGCCTCAGCAAATTGATCCTAATACGGGCCGTCCGCTCGGTTACGGCGGCGGTGATTTGGAAGGGGGCCAGCTGCCCTCGACTATTCCGGGCCTCTCCGGTCTAACTCCGGCCCATCTTGTTGGCGACGATTACCAATTGCGCCCGTTTGAATACCTGCGCACCGGTCCCGGTGGACAGAAGTACGTCCAGAACGCCCTGACCAATCCGGGCGAGACGCCTGGTTACCAGCCGCCCCCGCCTCCTGGAGCCATGCAGCCGAATGGGGGCGCCCCGATGCCTCCGGCGCTTCCTCCGCCTCCCCAGACCGGCGGAGGTGATCCCTATCAGTCGATGATGGGGGCGCCGTTCCCGGTTGGCGGCGGCGGGTTCAACTACGGCAGCTCGCCGGGTGGTGCGTCGTTTGCTGGCGGCTCGCGAAATTTAGGCGAGAGCACGGGCCAGTATCGGCAGCCCGGCAATGGGGGGTTCTCCGGCGCCAATCCCTGGGCCTCGTTCTTCCAGGGCCTCTCGCGTCCGCAGAGAGGGCCTAATGGGGGAAGCCAGTACAACTCGACGACGGGGGCCGAGTCCCGCGACATGAACATCGGCGAGATGCCGCAGCGCTGGCAGCAGACGCAGCGAGGGTTCAACCCGGGCGCGTCAAGCGTGTCGCTGCCTCCGCCAAGTCCCTATCCGAACCCGATGCGCCCGGCGGTGATGCCGCCCATGTGGGGCGGACAATCGAGCAAGAGTCCGTTCGGGCAGATGGCGACCCCGGAAGGCGGCAACCAGGGAGGCCAGATGCCCCCGTGGTTCCGGCAGTTCCAGGCGATGCTGCCGCAGGCCACGGCGCTACCGCAGCCGCAGACGACGCTGCAGCCGCTCGCCAATGCCGGCTACTTCCCCCCGCCGTCCCTGCCGGCGCCCGTGCAGCCGGAGACCTTCAACGGTGGCCCCGGCTAAATGGCGCTTTTCCCTCTGACCTTCGCTCCCGGCGTCGTCCGGGACGATACGGCTTATGCCGCGAAGGGAAGGTGGTACGACGCCGACAAGGTGAGGTTCGTCAAGGTCGGCGAGATGGCGTGGCCCGAGTCGATCTATGGCTGGGATTTCGTCTCGACCGACCAGTATTCCGGCGCCTGCCGGGGGCTGCATTCCTGGCTCGATGCCTCGGCACAGCCAAACATCGCGGTTGGGACCAACCTCAAGCTCTACGACATCTTCTCGGCCACGCTCTACGACGTGACGCCGACGAAGCTCGCGGCCTCCGGGACACTTTCGGGGCCGTTCTCGACGGTCGACGGCCAGCGAGCGGTTCTGGTCACACACTCCAACCATAACCTGATCGTCAACGACATCGTCGTCTACACCTCGGGGATCGCCCTGGGGGGCATCTCGATCTCCGGCGCCTATGCGGTGACGGCGGTCGTCAGTTCGTCTCAGTACACGGTCCTCAATCCGACCTCGGCCACGTCTACAGTCAACACTTCGGGCGGCCAGGTCAACTTCAAGGCGCCAAGATCCACCCTATCGGGACCGTTCAATACGGTGCGCGGATCGACCGTCGTCGTGGTCAACCACTCCGGCCACAACCAGTCGACCGGCGACGTGGTGGTCTACGAGACATCGGGGAATGTCGGCGGCACGCTGATCCTCGGCGCCTATCAGATCACCACCTCCGGCGCGGACCA